TATACAACAGGGTGTTATCCTAATGTGTAGCCAAGCATTTGAATTTCAAACGTGGACTGTAGAAGGTGCGGAGTGGGAAAAGTGGACTAACAAGTGGTTAGAAAGAGTTGAACAGTATTACAAACTCGCATAAATATAAAAATAAGACAAGGTTTGAAAAATGGCTGTTATTCAGATATCTAAGATTCAAGTACGCAGAGGTTTACAAGAAAATTTACCGCAATTAGACAGTGGTGAATTTGGTTGGGCCATCGATACTCAAAGATTGTTTATTGGCAAAGGATCACTTGCTGAAGGTGCTCCTGCTACTGGTGCTACTGAAGTATTAACAACATACAGCATTTTAGGATTAAACAACCTTACCAGCAATGTAGCAAATATTATTGCCAATGTAACTGCTTTACAATCAAATGTAGCTGCCTTACAGTCAAACGTATATCCGATGTCTATCACTTTGGCAGATAACCAAACATCTGCCAATACTTTACCAATTAGTATCAATGGACTTGGTGCTACTACAATTGATTATAATCTAATCAGAAGTGGTAATGCCAGAGTAGGTACTATCAAAGTTGCTGGTGTATATAATGGCACTGTGACCTTTGAAGACGACTATAGCGAAACAGCCAACACCGGTATCATGTTTAATTTTGTAGCATCAAGCGGTAATGTGATAATGCAGTACACTAGTTCTATGATTAGTAGTACTGCTACATTTACCTATTACACTAGACAATTTATAGTTTAACAAATGTATACAAATTTTTGGAATCTCAGGGTGAGCGATCGCCTAGCTGAGTGGAAGGACATCCGCCACAAAATAAGCGATATGCCCTTGCCTAGAGCCTTAGAAGAAGTAAATTTGATGTGGAGCACTGCTCCATTTGTTACCTATTATCTAGACCCTAGCGACCCAAATAATTGGCCAGATCCATGGACATTATTGGCCGAAAACTATTGGTGTGAGGTTGCTAAAAGCCTAGGAATCATATACACTATATACTTCAGTAGTCATAAAAATGTTTCTATAGAGTACAATATCTATTATGACCATAATGACAAGACTAGATATAATTTAGTCCAAATTGACAATGGGAAATATATTCTTAATTGCTACCCTTTTGAGATAGTAAATACAGAACACATTGAAACAAAGAATTTACATTTACTGTACAGCTACAGTAAAGATGATTTACAATTAGACCGTTACTAAGAGGCATTCAAGTTGAGCAATATTCAAGTCACTAAGCGCAGTGGAGCAAAAGTACCACTAGATGTTACAAAATGGCAAGCACAGGTTAGCAAAGTATGTGCAGGCATAGCTGATGTAAGTCAGTCAATGATCGAAATCAAAAGCCAGCCGCATTTCTATGATGGCATTAGCACACGAGAGATCGACGAATTAACCTTACGTGCTATTGTGGACCTAATCGACATCGAACAAAATCCAGATGTTGGCCACACTAATTACCAATATGTAGCAGGCAAACAGCGTGTTAGTATGCTACGCAAGGATGTATATGGTGATTATAATGTTCCCCACCTCTACGACATTGTTAAAAAGAACGTAGGTGTAGGTTTATATACTCCAGAACTTCTTACTTGGTATACAGAAGAAGAATGGAATAAGATGAATGACATGCTGGATCATGAAAAGGATGAAACCTATTCATATGCGGCTATTGAACAACTCATTGAAAAATACCTAGTGCGCAATCGTGCTACAAAAGAAATTTACGAAACACCACAAATTCGTTATATGGTTGCGGCCGCAACAGTAATGCACAAAGAAACAGATAATAGATTAAAGTATATCAAGGAATATTATAATGCGGCTAGCGATGGTCTTTTTACTCTTGCTACTCCAGTGCTTGCTGGCTTGGGCACTCCTACAAAACAATTTAGTAGTTGCGTGCTTATCCGTAGCGATGACGATTTGGATAGCATCTTTGCTAGTGGAGAAATGATGGCCAAGTATGCTAGCAAACGTGCTGGCATTGGTTTAGAAATTGGACGACTACGTCCATTGGGTAGTCCTATACGAGGCGGGGAAATTATGCACACAGGCATGATCCCCTTCCTTAAGAAATGGTTTGGTGACTTGAGAAGTTGCTCACAAGGTGGAATTAGAAATGCGTCAGCTACTGTGTTTTATCCAATATGGCATCACCAGTTTGATGATCTTATTGTGCTTAAAAATAATCAGGGCACTGAGGAAACTCGTGTGCGTCATATGGACTATGGTGTCGTATTGTCGGCGTTCTTCTGGAGACGCTTCAAAAACAAAGAAAACATAACATTCTTTGATCCTAATGAAGTACCTGACCTATACGAAGCGTTCTACAGCAATACAGAACTATTTGAAGAGTTATATGTTAAGTATGAAAAGAAAGCTGGTCTACGTAAAAAAGTAATGTCAGCGGAAGAAGTATTTAAAGGTGGCATATTAAAAGAACGTACTGACACTGGTCGTATCTATCTAGTGTTTATCGACAACGTTATGAATCAAGGTCCATTTGATCCTGAGTATCATACAATTTATCAGAGTAACCTTTGCTGTGAAATTTTACTTCCTACTAAGTCTTTTAAACGTTTGGATGACGTTGATGGACGTATTGCTCTTTGCACCCTTGGATCGATCAACTGGGGGGCTTTCCGTAATCCTGAAGATATGCGCCGTGCTTGCCGCATCCTTCAACGTAGTTTATGCAATATACTTGACTATCAGGATTTCTTAAGTATTCAAAGTAAATTGTCTAACGATGAAATACAACCTTTAGGTATTGGTATTACTAACCTTGCTTATTGGCACGCAAAACGTAGTTTCAAATACGGCGATAAGGATGCCCTACAAGAAGTTAAAAGTTGGATGGAGCATCAGGCATTTTATCTAACAGAAGCCACAGTAGAACTAGCAAAAGAACGTGGCGCATGTAAAGATTCAGCAAAAACACGTTACGGACAAGGTACGTTTCCTTGGGAATTACGTGCTAAAGGTGTTAATGAACTTGCTGACTTTACTCCAGAATTGGATTGGGAAACTCTACGCACTGATATGAAACAACATGGTGTACGTAATGCCACTTTAATGGCAGTGGCGCCAGTTGAAAGTTCTAGTGTTGTTATTAACTCAACTAATGGTATTGAAATGCCAATGAGTTTGATCTCAGTTAAAGAATCAAAAGCAGGATCATTTATTCAAGTTGTTCCAGAATATCACAAATTAAAAAACAAATATCAATTGATGTGGGAACAAACTGACTGTGATGCTTACTTAAAAACGGCGGCGGTAATTGCAGCCTATGTTGATCAAAGTATAAGTACTAACACTTTTTACAATCCAGCACATTGGGCAGATCGTAAAGTACCAACAACACTAATTGCTAAGAACTTGATGCAGGCACATGCTTGGGGTATTAAAACATTCTATTATAGCCTAATTAACAAACAAGGCGCCAAGGCAGATGTAGAAGCAACACCAATACAAACACAAACCGTTGAAGAATATATTGAAGAGGACTGCGAAAGCTGTAAGTTATAATGTCAAAAGAACAATACAACCTAAGTACTAAAACAAATTATCTACAACGTAAGATGTTCCTTGATCCAGCAGGTCCTGTGACTATCCAACGCTTTGAAGAAGTTAAGTATAACAAAGTTGCTAACTTTGAAACCACAGCCCGTGGATTCTTTTGGCAACCTGAAGAAGTTAGCCTAACCAAAGATGCTAATGATTTTAAAGATGCATCAGATGCAGTTCGTCATATCTTTACCAGTAACTTATTACGTCAAACAGCCTTAGACAGCCTACAAGGCCGAGCACCTAACCAAGTATTTGGCCCTGTAGTGAGTATTCCGGAATTAGAAGCACTGATCAGTAATTGGAGTTTCTTTGAAACTAATATTCACAGTAAGAGCTATAGTCATATTATCCGCAATATTTACAATGTGCCTAAAGATGTATTCAATACTATTCATGACACTGCTGAGATTGTGGGCATGGCCAGTAACATCGGTGACTATTATGATGCGCTACATCAAATTAACTGTCGCAAAGAAATGGGAGAAGCCGTAGCAGAGCGTGATCACATCAAAGCTATTTGGTTAGCTTTACATGCTAGCTATGGCCTAGAAGCATTCCGCTTTATGGTATCATTTGCTACAAGTTTGGCCATGGTTGAGAACAAGATCTTTATTGGTAATGGTAACATTATCAGCTTGATCCTACAAGACGAACTGCTACACAAAGAGTGGACAGCGTTCTTAATTAATCAAGTAGTCAAAGAAGATCCACGTTTTACTGACATCAAAGCAGAATGTGAAGCAGAAGTATATGCCATGTACTTGAGCGTTATCAAGGAAGAAAAAGACTGGGCCGATTATCTGTTCCAAAAAGGTCCAGTTATTGGATTAAATGCTAATATTCTTAAAGATTTTGTTGACTATACAGCCGTGGATGCCTTAAAAGCTATCGGTATTAAATACCAAAGCCCAGCACCAAAGACTACTCCTATTCCTTGGTTTAACAAGCACAGCGATACCAGCAAGAAACAAACAGCCCTACAAGAATCAGAGTCAACTAACTACGTCATTGGTGTTATGGGCGACGCTATTGACTACGACGCATTACCAAGTTTATAAGAGAAAAACCATGTTAACAGTATATTCAAAAAATAATTGTCCGTTTTGCGATAAAGCAAAACACTACCTAAAGACTAATGGGTTCGAGTACGAAGAAATTAAAATCGATGAGAATCCAGAAGCACGTGAATGGTTGATCAATGAAGGTCACCGCACAGCTCCACAGATCTACAATAACGGCAAGTTGTTAGTAGAAGGTGGATATCAAGGATTGGCAAAATTAAACGCTGATCAAATTCAAGAACGCATAGGAGCAACAAATGCTTGAGAAACAAGGTTATAAAAAAGATCAAACAGTAACACTTAAGTTAGTTAATGGCGACGAATTGGTTGCTAAAATTGTAGAAGACAGTGCTACTGCTTTTACTGTAAGTAAACCATGTACAGTAATTCCAAGTGCCAAAGGACTTGGTCTAGTGCAAAGTCTATTCACTAGTGACTTAAATAAGAGTATAAGCATTGACAAAACTCATGTTATGCTACATGCTCCAACTGTTAAAGATGTAGAAGATCACTACATTGAAACAACAACTGGTATTAAACCAGCTACAGCAGGCGGCATTATTACCTAGGAATAATTAATGGCAATATCAGATCTTGTAACGTCCAAATCAGCAAGTACCATAGTAAATAATCTAAAGGTTACTTTGGCTACCCCCGCCGCTGGTTTGACACCTAGCACGTTCACTGCTATGATTGGTATCAATCAAGGATCTGCTCTACAACTAGCGGCACCAGTACAAGATACACTATCGCAATTAGCTAACATTGCCTATAGCAACTCATCAGCTAATGTACAGGCCAACGCGGCTATTACCTCTCTAACTACCTTACAGTCTAGTCTAGGATTTAGTGGATCACCAAACCATGCTGCATTTGGTGATTTCTTAAATCAAGCTCATGGGCATATACAAGATGCTAAAGATCTACGTGCTAGTTCAGACTTTATGGCCAACCTTAACTACAGTGATTTGGGTGCCGGAGTTACTGACATGGGCAGTAGTGTAGATCGTGGCATGACCAATGTGCTTGGCAGTTTAGGATCAGCAGGATCAATAATAAGTTCTAGTGGTTCTATGTTCAATGGAGTTGATCTTAAGAACTTTGGCACACCCACCGGTCTAGTTCAATCTTTACAGAATAATAAATTATCTAATGCTACTGATGTAAATAAAATTTTAACTACTAACGGGGTTGATTTAGAAAATTTAAATGATACAGTATATCAAGATCAAATATCAAATTCTTTAAAAACTATCACTGATCCAACTACATTAAATGTAGTAGCTAATCAATTTGGAGTTACTCCACCTGGCGGATTACCTAGTTATAATGGTGATGATAGTAGTTTATATACTAATAATGCGTTTGCAGGTGCCGCATCGTCAGTGGGTTCTACTGTAGAAGGAACAGTAACACAAGGTTCTAGTACAGCTAGCACAGCATTTGGTTCTGGCCAGGTTCCTTCCGTAGTTGGCGCAGGTGGAATTCAAAATTTAGCTCAGTTATCAGATCCAACTAAACTAGCACCTACATCAGATATCTCAGGACTAACCAGTGGAGTAAGTGGCTTGACCACGCACCTAACTGACCTAGGAGCAAGCACTCTTAAAGATTCTAGTCAAGCTCCTGGTTTGTTCGGACAAATAAAATCAGTATCAACTCCGTTAGCTACAGCAACTTTCCCAAGTCTAGGCGGATTAATCAGTGACCATCAAAGTATAATTGATAACATGACAGGTACTGGTAGTGGACCTAAAGGCCTGCCTAATATGAGTGATTTTACGGAACATTTATCCGGTGGGCCTAGTATTATTAGTTTCCTTCAAAATGTTACTACTAACGCTACTGCGGCTATTTCAGCTTTGACTTCGTCGATAGCAAACGCAACATCGCTGTGGTCTACGGCAGGTGTTGATTTTACTAATCCTGTAAAAAATAACCTAGGTTCATCAATGAACTTTGCACAGAACCTACATAAGTTTGGAGCAGATACAGGGGGTAGCGGAATAGGTGATGTATTAAACAATCTAGCCAATCCCAATACTCCGTATGGCGAAGCAATTAAAGCCAGCTTAGCCGAAGGTCGCAACAAACAATTATTACAAGATAATGGTATAAAACCAATAGTCACTACACCTCCGGGTCCGGCTCCGGGTAAAGTCAATGTAGATTTTCCAATTACAATTTCTAGAAGATTTGATCGTCCACCCGGCAGTGTTACCGGTAGTTATATAACTGTAGAAGCAACAGCTACAGGTCCCAATGCCTGGGAACAAACATGGAAACTTATAAACGGTGAAACAACCAATTTGGCAGGTAACCCTCCATATTCGGTATTATTCAGCGGCAGCTACGCTACACTACTTCTATCAACGGCGAAACAGTCGGGAGATGCTACCTCAGCGGCTCCTCAAATTTATGAAGCATTACCGCAAATGAAAGCGGAATTAGACGCACAACTAAGTGGTAGCAGTCCTCAAGCAGTAGGTTAACTAGGAGATCTATCGTGGCAAAAACTACAGAAGAACTTATGGATATAGAAGTAGATCTAGATGAATACGATGTTCTTGATGATATACAACCAGAAGATTTTGTTTTTGTTATAAACTCAGAAGGTCAACTTAAAGGTATTAGTTTTCCAGAAACTCTAGAAGACGATGATGAAGTTAACCCTAACATAGAAGATATTATTAAATTCTTAGTTAAACTATCCTCTGAAAATATTCGTCCAGCAGACGCTACACTACACTAGATAGTTTAATCAGCGTTTCATCTACGTTATAATTAACGTGTAATATTCCAATACCACCTGCAGCATTCCATTCATAGATGTTGCTAGGACGATCGTCGATTAAAATATCACCAGGGCGACAGTGTTGTTGCTTGTCGTTGCTATAAGGACCAAACCATACAGGGATATTAGGCCAGCGTGCTTTGATCCATTCTGTTTTATCATGAAATGCCCAAGGCACATCATTTTGTCTAGGGATAGCAGTTAAAAACTTAACATCGTAGCCAAATT